CTCAAATTCTTCATCAGAGATTTCATTATCTAATAAACCAAAAAACTCCTCATAATTTGGGGCTTCACGAACTGACTTCGGCAAGTCTACCAGCTCCATTGTTGATATTATTATAATTCATACCATCGGTTGGTTTTGAAGTTGAAATATTACCATTCTCATTGGTTATTGTATCGTCACCGTTTCCTGATCCTTCTTCGTTTTCAAGATATGTTCCCTCATTGATTTCAGGGTTGAAATTAATCCAAACTTTTCCAGTCATACCTTTTAATTCAAGCATTGTTTGGAATAGTTTTTCCATATAACGTGATAACTTCTCTTGAATATATTCTTGGACTAATACTCTTCCGCTTTTGTCAGAGTCTAATTGTACTACCGCAGTAGAACGATTAGAGCTACTTGAAGAGTAAATCGCTTCCGGTGTGAATAATCCAACGAAAATACAATGTTCTAAATAATTTAAGTAATCTTGAACGTCAGGTAAGTTTGTATCTCCAATGAGTTGCGGTTCAATACCGAACGGTAAAGCAGTAACACCTAAATTATGATAATCTGATAACGCTTCGACCATTGCGTCCACTACGTCATCTTCTATATTAACTTCCTTACGGTCTTTGTTACCTATTTGTAAAAATAAAGTGTTTGCTTGTTTAAAAACAATTTGGGGCATCATCTTTGTGAGCATTAAGTGCATATAAGCAAAATCCAAGACATTAGCCACTATTCCTTGTGGTTTATCGTGTCTACGGAAAAATGCGGACACCATTAAATCATCAGGTTCAAAATCAAACTCCATTTGCTCATTATTCTTCACAATTTCGTTGAAACGTTTTCTAAACCAACCTTTGTTAGTATTTTGGTTTACTTCAACGATTTGTTTGTAACCTATGATTTCTGCTCCGGTTTCATCATCGTAGATTTCTTTTATACGATAATTTTCCCCATCAAACGCTAATTCACGTAGAGTAACTTCGTTTTTATCTATAACTATCTCACGGAAGTCCACTCCATCAACACAATTATTCCATACAAGATTGTGCATTAAGGTTGAATAATCTAATCTTTCGTCTTCTTTGATGATGAAATCAATCGCTTCTTGATTATCGCCCTCAATAACCCAACCGCTAATAGATTTAATTACTAAATCTTCTAAAATACCATTAACAATTGGGGATTTCTCTGCACATAATCGTAAATTCTTTATTGATGGAATAACAAGGTCTGGGAGTTTCTCTCCCCAATTAACACTTTCTTGATTTATATTCCCTCTTACATCATCAAAGCCAACATCTGTAATATCAGATTTTTCGCTATTGAATAATCTTGAACCGACTTTGATAATTGGGTCAAATATTCCCATCTTAATACACTCTCACTTTTCTGTAAAAATCTTTTCCCATAGGACGGTTAGGTGATAAACTTCCACGAACCCCATACACTCCATAAGCCAATGCGTCCATAGCGTGGTCATTAACCTTTACTGGCTCATCAAGAGTCACTCCGTCACGGTTTTTACGATATTTATAACCTTTAATCTCACGTATTGTATTAACGCAACGTGGGTGAATATGAATACGAGTCTGCTTTGTAGTAGTGATTTTCGCCTTAACGTCCTTAATTCCTTTCTCCATTGGAAAACCATTCTGCACAAACTCTTCAATACGGTCAGGTTCGGCAGCGTCACCGTAACCTGTGTTTAAATGCTCCGGTAGTAATTTATGCTTGAATAACATATCTTTACACTCTTGTATCAATTCACGGTTTAATAATTTCGCTTTATAAACCTCATCAAGCACATACACTTCGTTATCATACCAAGCAAGTAATAAAAAACAACTTGGATTATTAAAACCGAAGTCCGCACCGAAACTGTAAAAATCAAAATTATCACGGACAACAACAGTATCATAATTCGGATAAATCACATCAGTCAATTTACCCCATTGTCCGGCACTATAACGAAGCCACAACTCATAATCTTCGTTTTTCAAGTTATCATAATAATCACGCTGAAATTTCGGTAATTTCAAATTCTCACTATAATGGAAATGTGCTGATTTCCTCCTTTTCTGAATATTAGCCAAAATTTCCTCATAACTCTGATAAGGTTTGCCCTCTGCTATCGCTTCTTGTTTTTTACTCTCAAATTCAGTAGTAGCGTCCGCAAATTCGTGATAACGCTTATAAATCCAATGCTCCTCACTTTCAGGTTGAACTACAAGTAACATTTGCGAATATCCTCCTTCACGTTTACTTGCCTCGCCCCTACCAAGACGTAACATTAGTTCAATATAAAACTCGGGACTATTAAGTTCCTCCGCTTGTTCAATGTATATCATATCTGCGTTGATTGAACGCACCTTCGAGAGCTCGTCTAACGCACCAAAATACAATTTACTATTGTTACTAAACGTAATAACTCCCTCTGACTTGTTTTCCTCATAAGGAATACCCAAATCATACAAAATATTACGAATTTCCTTCCAAGAAGTACGCTTCAAAGACGGTAAAGTCTTACGATAAATATAAATTGAAGCGTCAGGATACTTTAACGCATAAAAAATGACTTTATAACAAGCAAAGATAGTCTTACCTGATCCCGCACTACCCTCTATTAGTAATTCACGTGTACGGTCATTAATCCATCTCTGTTGAGTTGGAGTCATCTCTACTGCTACCATCGTTTACCTCATAATCAACTTCTATCGCTTCTTCTTCGTTGTTATCTGCGTCCACCCCAGTCATATTTACAATGTTGATTTCAATTGCTTTATCATCTTTGGCGTCTAATTCCAATGTATTTTTACGTTTATTAGCCGCACCGAAACGATTATCCTCTAAATACATAAGAATACGTGTATCTCCTTCATCAGCTTTCTTCCACATTGCTTTTAATAATCGTTTATGCAATTGAATATCAGCTCTTGCAAGTTCATCGATAAACATTATCAAATTTGTACCGGTGTAACCGTCTTCAACATCTTCTCTGTAAAAACGTAACCAATCTTTAAATGTATGTTTAGACCCTCCGGCTGCAACAAATGCCTCTGACGCAGTTAAACCACAATTAATCCCATCTTTAACTTTTTTTAAAAGGATTTCTCTATCTAATTTATCTGCAAGTAATCGTGGTTCGTGTGGTGGTCTGTAATCCGCAGGTAATTTTGCCATATTCCTTCACTTCCTCCAATTTTGATACACAAAAGAAATTAGCTGAATTACAATATATGTGAATTGAACAATATTGATAAGACAATAGTTAAAACAGTTAATCCTAATCCAAAAATGGTTAATATCCTATTAATACGGATACGTGACTCTTTTTTGTCCTCTTCTATCTTTTCTTCAAATGCTTGTTGTTTTGTTTCAATTGATTGTAATCTTAATTCTAATTCGCTATCGTCTGATTTAGACTCAATTTTTAATTCATTGAAGCCTTCAAGCACTTTATCGAATTTGTCATTCAATTTATCCATCTTACTGTTTAATTCATCTATTCTTCTTTCCTTAAAATCGCTATGAGCTTCTAATCTTTCTATTTTCCTTGATTGAGCTTGTATTTGTTCTTCGTGTAAACATTCTAACGAAGTATTATGATTAGCAGTCATCATCATCACCAGTCACGTATTCATCGTTCAAAACACCATCATCGGTAACTGGTTCTGCTTTTTTATTTCCTAAAAATTTAAATGTATTCGGATTGTAACTACTCCATACTGCCAATATTATCCCTACTAATGCAACAAAGAATGTTGTAAAGGTTGCTTCATCAATGTTAATACCATACTTAACGAGTAATGGGGAAATTAACACATAAATCCATACTGCAATAGTTGAGATGTTTCCTTGTGTAAAATCCAATATAATCACCATAAATGTTTTTTATTTTGCCATTTCGTTTGCTATCGCTACCAATTCCCTGTATGTGAATAGCCATTGATTATTACGCATTAAGACTACTCCTGTTTCTTCGATAAACACTTCATCGTGGTGCGTGTCTTTAATTAAACGTATTCGTCCAAATAAATAACCATAACCTTTCATAATGTAAACGTAGAGAGAAGAGGAGCGTATTATGGGTAAAAATGATAGTAAAAAAACCATTAATACGTCCCTCTTATGGAAATGACATAATTTGAGTTGTTTATTTTGGAGGTTTATT